ACTTATGCCTAATTGATTGCATAAAAAAGCACTACCCATTTCAGCAACTAATTCTTCAAACGCATAAGACGTTGAACCCTTCCAACCGTCAAGTTTTCTGTTGCATCTATTACTAGCACCAGTCCAGTGTGTAAGTTCATGGAATAAAGTACCGTAATACCCATCAGTTGCAGTTGCATTTTTAGTTTTTATAAAATTGCCTTTAGTAGGCATAAATATAAAATCTTTAGATGGTACATAATAAGCATTGCCACCGTCTACATGGTTTATAACTGCACCAGTATTAGTTATAAAAGTTTCAGCAGTAGCACTAACTTCAACTTCACTTTTATTATTAGCATTGTCTACATTATCCCATCTAGATACATCACCGTCTACATCTTCAATATTAAAAGCATTAAACGTACTAAAAAATTTGTAATGCTTTGTAGCAGTTTCAACACCGTTTGGTGTTTCAACTTCAACTTCTTTAGCACCAATAATAGGCTTTAACATTTGAATTGACTTAGCACCCTTCTTAACTTGTAGTCCTTTATTTTTCCACTGTAAGTAAGTACCGTATATTTTACGGTCTCTAGGCTTATCATCTAAAAAGCCACCATCAATCATGGACAACCAGAATAAGTTCATACCACTATATTTGTGACCATCTAAATTTTGGAAACTTTTATTTGTCCACCCTTGCAACCATTTTGTATTGTCGTCACTTTCCATTTGTTTAATTAAATGGTCAGTTACTTTTTTAACTATTTCATTTGCTTTTAGTTTCATACTATCTACCTCTAGTTAGTTGTTTATATATTCACTACTGTAATACATTAGTGCATATATAATAAATGTGCAATAGTGTCGCAACTATCATAATTCGTATAGATACAAAAAAAGCCTTCTAAAAGTTGGATTTCTTAGAAGGCTTTAAGTTTGTTTAACTGTTTATAGGCTTAGCATAATTATTATGCCTAATTACATACTTATCAAATTCAATTATTGAAGCTGTAGATAAATTAAAACTTCTTAGCATTTTATTCTTAGCAACTATATTATTGTAATACTGACTTCTGGTTAATTGAAGTTTATTATAATAAAACTTTGCTTGAAACTTGAAACCTTTAAATTCTGTAGTTTCTTCATTAAAGATTTCATAAGCTAAGCCCTCAAATCTATACTTCAAGCCTTCACTAAGTTGTGGCTCTTTAATATATCGCATGGCATCAAATTTAATGCCTAAGTCTTTATTGCTTATTATTTTAATAATATCCGAAATTGTATTCCAATTATAAACATGGAATATTTTATTGTTACTAATTGTTAGTGTTTTATATGTGTCCATCTATCTACCTCTAGTTAGTTATTTTTATATATGCACAACTGTACAACATTACTGCAACCAGTGTCAAGCCTTATAACTATCATAATTTTACTATCATTATTCACTTAATAACTTATTGAAGTCTAAGAGTTTAAAAACTGATAATGAGAGAGATGGAAGCAAATAAAAAAAATCTAAAAAATAACTTAGAATAATTCTAAAGTATAAAAATATATAGAATTATAGTGGTTACTGGTTGCTATAACCAGTGCATTTTGTTTTAGAATATAAATAATAGTTATTTACAGTGCAACAGGTGTTGCAATAACTATCACCACCCCACCCCCTGCATAATATTATAAATACACCTATAGGGGGAATTTATTTTTCAGAGCCTATACGTGAGGTTGCCAGATTTTCTTTACAAATTATTTCTGCAAACCTAAGACACTCTCTATTTTATCATCTAGAGAGTAGTCAACTGCATGACCTAGAAAATCTTCAGTAAACTCCAAGATAAACTTTTTGCCTTCCAACTGGTCTTCTTTAGGATTTAGAGGTTTTCTGTCAGCTTTATAGCTATAATCAAACGTATCTTTCTTCTGAAAGTGTCTAATTGCTTCTGCTATTTCTTTTGTTACTTTCTTATTACCTTTAGATTTACATAAGGCTTTAAGATATAAAGGTTTATCATTGTTCATGTATTTATATTCTCTCTATTAGTCACTCTATAATTTTCTTCATTCCCATTATTCCATATATAATTATGATTATTCTTATATTAACTAATAGTTATCTAATAGTTAGACTAATAGTTGTTCTATTTATCTAATAGTGGCACTTAGATATGTCTTATATCTTAAACCATGTATTGTCTTTATTATCATGTCCAAAAAATTGTTCTAATTCTTGAGTAAATAGTTCCTCTTTTCTTGTCTTCATTGACATATCTTGGTCTTTTGAAAGCTGTAATATCCAATAATAGCATGACATTTGTAGTGCATCTATCCTGTCATCTTGCGATAACGTATTAGCACCCTTCTGTAATCTACTTATTTGATACATTAACTGGTATCTTAGAGCCTGTTCTGGTGGATATAGGCTATTAGTACCCTCATAGTCCTCTCTAATGACACTAGCATCAAAGATTATTCTATGCTGTGCAAATAAAGGTTCTAGAGTATCTAGTATTCTTCTGTGTTTGTTAGAAGTTTGTCTTATTAATTCTGTAGTACATGGGTAGTTCTTCATAAGATAAGGCTTTAATAAGGCTTCAAACATGCCTTGACCAAAGTTTTCCTCAATCAATATCTTCTTAACTTCATGTTTCTTAGCAATACCTACAAGTTTAGATAAAGTATGCTCTGAGTAACCAGAGTTAAAACCACCTGCATCAACTACATAGATATTACCATTTAATATTTTAGTAACACAATAAGCTGTCTCATCTTTACCTTTACCTGAAGGGTCAATACTCATTACACAACCAGTGTAGTCTATCCAGTCTCCCTGCGTCTGCATGGGTCTGAAATAACCATCTCCTTGTAATCCAACATTAGGCAAGTCATTCCACTGTAATTCAGGGGAACTAGCCCATACAACCTTCTCAGGTGCAGTAGTAGGGTTTAAATTAAGAACTACTAAGTCTTTTAGTTTAAGAGGGTATCTATCTAAATCACTTAATGTTGTGTCTAGTTGGAACTGCATGTTAAAGCCTATACGACCGTAACTAGCTTCTCTTTCTAATAAATCTTTTTCATCAAATCTTAATGGGTCAGTAGCTTTACCTATAAGTTCATGTTCCCAAGTGTTACTAATAATAGGTGCAAGACTTGAACCATAAGATTTTAATTGTTTTTCACTAGGGTATCTAGCTGTCCAATATCTAATCTTATATCCTCTCTCTTGTAACTTATTGTAAATACTTTGTTCTGTTTGTGGTGTACCTAAAAATATAGTTCTAGAACCTTCTGGTTTAACTATGGCTTCAAACTCTTTAATAGCTTCACCAAGTTTATCTCTCATAAACTGTGTCTGAGTATTTCCTGAAGTTTCTATATCGTCAGCAATAATTAAATCTGCTCTACTCCCAGTTAGCTGTGAAGTTATACCCAAAGATTTAACTGAAGGTTGGTGAGATGCTAAAGCAGGTGCAACATCAAAACTAATCTTAGATTGTCTTTGGTCACCTTTAGGCTTTAGATGGAGAAGTATTGGCATCTCCGATAGCAGTCTTAAACAAAACGTACTAAAATCATCTGCTCTATTTTTACTTGCAGACACAACCAATATATTTATTTGTGGGTCAAGTAATAATCTCCACAATACATAGGTTGACGTAATCCAACTTTTCCCAACACCTCTAAACGCACTTATAATTATACGTTTGTCTCCATTAGCAATATAGTCTGCGATTGAGTATTGCATTGTACTTGGAGCAGGTAATCTTAAATGCTTCCAAGCGAGGTACAAGAAATTCCTGAAATCTTTCAGTTTTTCGTGCATAAACTCCTAATTTTATTAGTTATTTTTAACTAGTTTCTTTTCTGCAAATGGTAGTTCATTTATTAATTCACCTAGTGGATTATCGTTTGCAGGTAATCCATCAATACCATTATCTTTTAGAAACTGTCTAGCAACATTAAGGTCACTAGCTTTTACATCATCTTCTCTTACTTTCTTTAATAGCTGTTCTGCTAGTATTGAATGTAGTTCTATTAATTTATCTTTGCTCATAATTATTTTTTCTTTTTCTTTTTTGGTGCGTCTGAAATAAATCTATCAAATAAATATCCCATAGCATCATCTACTGCACCAAAGAATATATAAAAAAATTTATCAATCATTTAATTACTTAACCTGTCCATGTGATTATAAATACGACCTATTTGTTTATCTATTGACATAATTTCTTCTGTCAACATACCAATATGAACCTCTAATTGAATTATGGTCATCAAAGCCCAACTAGATACTCCTAATAATATAGTTCCAAGTATACCTATTAGCATTGTGTTATGTTCTCTTTTCATTTGATATATTTTCCTTTATTAATACCTTCTTTAATAAGATACCCCCTAGTGCCATTACCATTAATATCCACTTCTTTTCTTAAATGTTTAAATATATTTTTTTCTTTTATTTCTTTTTCAATTTTTTTCTTGAAACTTTCTAAAACTTTTCCATCTCTCATGTGGGTGTACTCATATCTTTACAAGCAAATCTTATTGCTAGTTTTTGT